CAGTATACTTACAAATAACGCAAAGAACTGCTGATAGAATATTTTGCGATTATAATCCAAGTAAAGATTTCTGGTTAGAAAACTATAGATATGACCCAGATACAGTGTTTGTGCATTCTGATTTTAGAAACAACGCTTTTTGCCCAGAACCAATTGTTAAGCAACTATTATCATATGAGCCTTGGATTCCAGACAGCTATGATATTATAGATGGAGCAGTTATTTATAAAGGTAATCCTGTAAGTAAATTCAATCAACCACCAGCACACGAATTAAACGTAAAAAGAAAAACAGCCAACGAATATATGTGGCTAGTTTACGGCTTAGGTATAGGTGCTGAAAAACCGCATAGAATATATAGCGGATGGAAAAAAATATCTGCAGAAGAATTTAACAACTTAGATTACGTCTCTTACTTCGGACTTGATTTCGGTACGTCTAAACCAACGGCTGGAGTTGAGGTTAAATATGACGGCAACGGAACATTTTATATATATCCTAGAATGTATGTGCCTTTAGCAGATATTAACGAATCTTTAGTAACAGCTGTTAAATTAAACATTCCTTCAATAAAGCTAGGCGAAAGTATAATAATAGGCGACTCAGCTAAAGAAGCATATATAAATACTCTTAGAGATGCAGGCCATATGATATTAGGCGCTATAAAAGGGTCAGGCTCAGTTCATGCCGGCATAACGTCTATACAGGGTCTAACTATATGTTATGTAGATGATCAAAATTATTCTATGGAATACAACAGTTATTCCTGGCAAATTGATAGATATGAAAAGGCTACGGATGAACCAATCAAAGTAGACGATCACTATATGGATGCAACTAGATACATAATAACATATTTAATTAAATACCTTGGAATTAAGGAATAAAAATATTTTGAAAATATTTGCAAAAAAGTTTTTTTTATTCCTAAAAATTATTTATATTCGTTAGTATGAATGTATTGGGAATAGATTTTAACTGGCCAGTGTGGTCAAGAAACAGCTCAGGCGACAACTTTTATGATGTTACGTCTGCAGGTAAATGGTCCCGATTTAATAACAACATAGGAATTGCTGAGAACCATCCAATATTGTCTCCAGCCCTATTATTTGTATCTAAATTGTTTTCGCAAGCTCAATTAAATGTAGAGCATAAAACTTCAGGCAAAGTAAAAGCAGAGCACGACTTAGCTAAGCTTTTTAGAAACCCTAACTTCTATCAAACTTTGCCTGATTTATTAGAAAGCTTAATGTTTACGCAAATAGCGAACGGAGTAGGCGTATTGTATGCTAAAAAAATATTTGGCACACAAATAATGAACGCTATACACGTGTTAGACTATTCTAAAATACATTTTCCCGAAAATATAAAAAGCGGGTATTTAAAAATGGACGCCACTTTTTTAAATAGAGAAGTAATATATGACAAGAGTGGAGAAAATATAAAAATAGCGTTAAGAGATTTAATGTTTTTCTATGATCTTCCAAACGGAGCAAAAAAGAATCCGTTCGAAGCCGCTAGTAGGTTAGATGGTTTAAAGCAAACTCTTTTAAATACGCAAGATAGTTTAATAGCAAAAAATATAATACTTAGAACAAATGGTAAAGAAATGCTATCTGGTTCTAAAGACGGTTTCCCACTCAGTGCAGAAGAAAAAAATGCGGCTGAAGAATTATTTAATGATAACTACGGGCTAAGTGCTGGCAGAAAACGTGGATTAATAACTAAAGCAAAGATGTCTTGGCAATCAATGCATATTGCTTTAAGAGACCTTGGATTAGACGAAAGTGTTAAGGTAGATGGTAATATTATATATACCGCGCTACACATACCTAAAGACATTATATCTTTAGAGGCTAAAAAGACTACGTATAACAACTTTAAAGAAAGTATGGTATCTTATATACAAAATGAGATGCAAGCCACGCTTAATAGCTTTGCAGCAGTATTTAATAAAAATATTGACCCACTGCACGAATTAAAAGGAACGTTTGAGCATTTACCTATTATGCAATATATATTGTTAGAAAGGTATACAGGAATCTCGCAGCAAGCTACAGCTTTAGACAACTTAAGGCGCGCTGGTATTCCTGACGATATAGCTTTAAAAATGTGTGGGTTTGACAAAGGAATTGTTTTAGCTCCATTAACACAAACAACAGCAGAAAATGGAAAAGGAGAAACAAACCCCAAAACTTCAACCTCATCAGAAGAAGAGTCAAAAATCAGAAAACTTATCCAAGCTTGATAAACTCAGTAAAGGAAAAGTTGTTAATAAATAAACTATGAAAAAATTTAAGCTACCAAAATTTGCGGACAAGCAAGAGCTTCATAAGTTTCTGGTTGACAATGAAGATTTAATTATAGCGCAAAAGAGATCAGCTATAAAAGAATCAGAAGGTTTTTCTAGTTCTCCTATGTTGGTATATAAGGGAGTTGGATCAGCTAATCAAAAAAGCGAAGAAGAATTATTAGCTCAACCTATACTTGAAACTAAGGTGGCTATAAATACAACAAATGTTTTTGACTCGCATAAAGATTTGCATTTACCAAGTATGTGGGACAAATCTTTGAGCGAAAATAAAATGGGAATGCATTTGCAAGAACACTCAAGGACATTCAAAAATATTATTTCAAGCGGTAACGATTTGAATGTTTATGTTGAAAGTAGAACCTGGAAATCTTTAGGTTATGATATGGAGGGCAAAACTCAAGTTTTAATGCATGATTCTAATATCAGAAAATCTAGAAATGAATATATGCATGAGCAATATGCTAAAGGGTATGTAACAAACCACAGCGTAGGAATGCAATATGTTAAATTAGTAACTTGCATTAATGATGATGACTATCCTGTACAAAAAGAAAACTGGGATAAGTACATTACAATGGGGGCTAATAAATCAGAAGCAGAAGCTTGGGGATATTTTTGGGCTGTATTAGAGGCTAAATATATTGAAGGTAGCGCCGTAGCTGCTGGTTCAAATAGGTTTACTCCAACAATAGAAGTTAAAAACAAAGCCGCAATTGATTCGGCTATAAAAGAACAAGCAATCAAAGAATGGCTGCTTAAATAGAGCCGCGCGAGCACTCTATTAAAATTAAAAGCCGCGCGAGCACTTTTAAAAACAAACAAATTAATACTAACTTTAAAAAACAACAAATGACTCCAGAAGAAATGCAAAAAGCATTGGACGACAAGTTCGCGTTGGTACAAAAGCAATTAGCTGATGCTCAGCTTGCTGGGGCTTCTAAAGAGGATTTACTTCCTTTACACGAAGCTATCAAAACACAAGGCGAGGCTGTAGACGCGTTTATAGCCTCTATGCAAAAAGAGACAGTAGAATCTGTTAAACAACAGTTTGACACTTTTCTTACAGAAAACAAATCTGTTATTGAAAATTTGTACAAAGCGAAATCCGGTGAGATTGAATTTATACCTAAAGTAGTAGCTGATGTTACTACAGGCAGTGGAGCTAATATAGGTACGCCTAGCACTATCCTACACACCTCTTTAGGTAACGTTAACCTGAGAGATGATAGCACATTGCTAAATTTAGCCGCTATCAGTTCTACTGGTGAAGCTAGGTTCTCTTATACAGAGGCTGTTCCGAAAGAAGGTGGATATGCTTTCGTTGCTGAAGGTGTAGAAAAACCACAAATTGATTTTAAATGGGAAAATAGATTTCCTGTTCCAAAAAAAGCGGCTGCTTATGAAATCTTAACAGAAGAATCTGTTACAGATATCAAAAGACTGCGCGCTGTAGCAGAAGACTACCTGGTTAAAAAACACGGCTTGTTCAAAGCAAACGGTGTTTATTTTGCAGACGGTGTATCTGAGAATCCATTAGGAGCCACTGTATTAGCGAGAGCTTTTGTGGCTGGGCCTATGACTGATATGTTTGCTGCTGGCACATCTAATTTTATGGATGTTGTTAACGCAATCATTACTGATATTTACACTACTCAATCTTACATAGATGAACCAAGCCACGTGCCAAACATAGTTCTTATAAGTCCATTTGACTTTTTCAAAAATTTAGTTGGAGCTAAAGATACAAGAGGTTTGCCTCTATATCCTCAGGCAGGTTTGTTTAATGAAGTAAGAATCGGTGGAGTTCTTATTAAGCCTTGGATTAAAATTCCAGCTGGTCAAATCTTCGTAGCAGATATGACTAAATATAACGTAATCAATTACGTTCCGTTTAGCATCCGTATTGGTTGGATTAACGATCAGTTCATTACTAACAAGTTTACAATGTTAGGAGAAAGTAGATACTACCAATACGTTAAGAACCTTGATTTGGGGGCTTTCGTTTATGAGAGTATCGCTGTAGTACAGACTGCTATTACAGCAATTTAGTAATAAATTAATTAATTTTTAAAAACCACTAAAAATGGCTGAAGATAAAAAAGCAATTTTAAAACCTGGGGTGTACCCTTGTACATTTATTAAAGCCTTACCTGGGGTGCCTGTTGATACTCAAAATGATTATCATCACACAACTGCTCAGACATTACTTGACAAAGGTTATGTAAAAGTAG